AGCAATATCAATTGATTTCTTATTTTCCTATTGTGGCTATGCGTTCGCCCGTTTATTAACTCGAAATTGATTTAAGGATAATTTATATTATTAACTCATATTAAGAACGTATATTAAAAATGGCTTCTAGAGTATATAATAATACTGTCGGTGAAAGCATCTATAAACAAATTCAAGATTTTGACAAAGTTTCAAGAACTGTATTTTTAAAGAATTTACCATCTGAAACCCGTAAATTATATGAAAAATTCTTAGTAGCACAACGCCAAAGAAGATATAAAGAGAGTTCAGATAATAAAGTTAAAGCAAATGAAGCTGCTAAATTAGGTATGCAAAATTTAAGAGTAACTAGACCAAAAGAAGTTATTAAAACTCAAAGAAGACCATGGGATATTAAATATGAAGTCAAGCGCAAGTTATCAAGAGATGAAGCGGCAACAGTTATTCAACGAGAAGTTCGCAAAAATAGAGCAGACCAACGAGACAAAACAACCATTAAAGCAGTAACTAATATTATTGGGAATAAAATGGTTGATGATTTGGTTAATAATTATCTACAACAACTACCAGAGAAAAGAAGACCAGGACGTCCGCGCAAGAATACATAATTCTGTTATTTTTATAATCATATATAAAAATGATTTAAAGATTAAACGATATTAAAATATATAAAACGATGCCTGACTATTCAAAAGGTCAAATATATACCATTAGAAATAGAAATGATGATGCTAAAATATATGTTGGCTCAACTATTCAACCTCTTTATAAACGGTTTTATTCCCATAAAATTGATAGTAAAAGAGAAAGACAAATGAATATGTTATTATATAAAGAAATAAATAATGATTGGACTAATTGGTATATTGAATTATATGAAAATTATCCCTGTTATAGTAAAACTGAATTAGAGAAAAGAGAAGGTGAAGTTATACGATTAATCGGAACATTAAATTGTAGAATTGAAGGAAGAGATAAAAAACAATATTATATTGATAATGTTGATAAAATTAAAGAAAGGGAAAAACAATATCGTATTAAGAATGCTGATAAAATTAAAGAAAGGGAAAAACAATATCGTATTAAGAATGCTGATAAAATTAAAGAAATGGACAAATTACGATATTTAAACAAATATTTAAACAAAAAATTAAACCAAACGTCGCCTTGTTGAAGTAATTTTTTTTTTATAGTTATATGAATATATATAACTTCTTCTATTTATTATTTTCTTTCTGTGGCTGTGCGCGTGCGGGGCGCTCCCCGCTTATATAGCTTCTTCTAATTTGTTATTAACTCAAAATATATATAAGAAAATAATAATATATATGAGTAGATAAAAATAATGGAATTTGATAACTTCTATTTACCAAAAGACAAACTATCAACAAGATATGAAAAAGCAGTTTCTAAATTTGAAACATTACCAGCAAATTTTTATATGCCTAATGATGATAATCCTGATAGCCAAGGCACGCCTAATTTAGAATTAAAGAAAAAGTTTATCAAACCTATGAAATATATCCCTGAATATTCTAAATTATTAGACGGTTCATATCATACAGACAGAACTAACAGCGACCAAAACATCGCGAGAAGTATTGATTTTTTTGTTAATAATTTTCCGAGTTTTATGAAATATAAAGATACTGATGATTTATCATTTATCATTCATAATCATAGACTTTTAACCATTGAATTATTTGAATATTATTCTAAAAAACCTGATACAAGTTTAAGAACATTGGAAGGTCGTTTTGTTGCTATTTGTAGAATTATAAGAATTGCTTATGATACTAAACAATATCTATTATATCAAAAATACAGCGATATTTTATTGGATTTGAATGCAGAACATACAATGAACGAAACAGACCAAAAATTAAACAAGAATGAAGAAAAATCATTTGTTCCATTTGAAATTGTATTACAAGTTCAACAGAAATTACAAAAAGAATTTGAAGCCAATCAATCATATAAAACTAATCAAGATTTATTGCTTCTCTCGTTATATTCATTAATTCCTGTTATGCGTGATGAACTCAAATTATTAGAATTTACAACCACTAAAATGAATGATGGAGATTACATTTATATTAAAGGTAATGATATTATTTTAGATTTGAATAATCCCAAGAAAAAACACGAAGGCATTAAATTTAATATTACTAATGAAGCACCACATTTAGCGGATATCATTTATACAAGTTATAAGTTATTTCCCCGTCAATTTGTATTTACCAATTATGATAATACAGGAGAAAAAGCAAAAGTTCAAAATCTATCACGAAGACTGGTCAAAATGTTTGATTTTACAGGTAAAAATGTTGGAGTTAATTCATTGAGAAGTTCATATGCTACTTATCAAGATAGAAACAGAATGACAGTTAAAGAAAAAGATGCATTAGCGAAGAAAATGAGAACCAGTCGCAAATATTTAGATTTGAATTATATTAAAATTTTACCTAATACACAAACACAAGCAGCAATGACCACACCTGAAATATCTAATACTAAAAAAGAAACTGGATTAAATGCATATCAAAAACAACTGATGAGAAGTAGAGACTATTATGAAAATAATAAAGATAAGATATTAAACAAACAAAAAGAATATAAAAATAGTATTCCTAAAGAAGAAAAAGCAAGAGCAAAAATCATATACTTTCTTAACAATGATGAAAATTATAAAAATAAAGTCAAACCTCAAACAGTAGAGAAATACAATATCAAATATATAAATGGTATATGGGTTTAAAGTTTAGCGAAGTTAATAACTCGTTTAAAATTCTTTTTTTCATTTTGTGCGGCTTTAATTTGTGCTGGTGTTAATTCAAACCACGTGATCGGGGTTTTTTCATTTATTTTTATTGTAGGTCTGTAAATATCACCTTTCTTTTTATATCCTATTTCTCCTCTTTGGTTAAGCCACTGAGCATCGAACCAGCGCTTTAAATTTGATTCTTGTCTATTACCAATATACGCATCATCATTTTTATATTTCTTTAAATACTCTCTTTTATATTCTTGAACTAATAAACCACTTCTATATGCTGACGGTTTATATTTGCTATGTATATTTTGCTTTATTTTATCATATAATATCTGGTCTTTTGGTGTTGGCATTTTCTATATATTATAACTATTTAATTTTTTCTATTCTTTGGAGTAATTCATCAAATTTTACCTCATTATTTCTATTATTTTCATCAAGTTTCAATTGAATATTTCTATTACTTTCATCAATTTTTAATTGAATCTTTTTATTATTTTCATTAATTCTATTTGTAATCAGATATATATCAGATATATAAAAGAGCATACAACTAAAAGCACACGATAATATATTTTTATAATCAAATATCATTGTTATTAATACATAAGATTATTATATTCTTTTATAATTAAATTATAAAAATATGTTTCTAAATCGTTTAGTCCTTTCAATCCTGTTCCTATAATCATATCTTGTGGTAATCGATCGAGGATTTCGATCTTGTGTTCTGTATATGGATTATTTGATAATGATGGAACAACTATATCATTTTCTGATTTTTGAAATGGTTGAAGCATAGAAACTATATCTTTTGAACTTCTAATATCATATTGTTTTCCAATATTTTTAGTTTTATTTATTAAATGTGTTGGTGTAATAGCTTTATTTAAAGTAATAATATTTTTAACTTGTGGATCAGTTCCCAAGTCTTCAGCAATTGCTCCTGCAAGACTGTGACCAAGTAAGTCAATATTTTTATCTGTATATTTTTGTTTGATTTTGCCTAAAATTTCTTTTGGTTCATTAAATCGTTTATCATTATATCCAAATAACATTTTAGCATCTGTCATAACATCTTTAAAATCGCTTGTTCCTCTATTGACCATCGTAATATCATTAGTATTCTTATCAACATAAACTTTAGTTTTATCAGTTGATAATTCAGGGTCTAAATAATAGCGGTCATCAATATTAGCTGCGGTTTTATTTTTATTTTTATAGCTTTCATTTAATAGCTTATTCAAATATTTAACTTCTACTTTCCCGCCTTTAATTATTGGTCGTCGTCTATTTTGATATGACATTCTAATATAATATAATGATTTATTTTATACTATCTCAACTATATCAGCTGTTGCATCAGTTGTTGCGAGAAAATTTAAAGAGTTTGGCAATGATTTTTTTCCTTGATATTTAGCTATTACCTTCATTTTTATATGATATGGAAAACTAAATGTTAAGTCTTCATATATCTTATCATATTCATTTATAAAACCTTCTAATATTGCTGGTGTTATTGTTTCATTTTTTAGCATATAACTTTCTATTAGGTGTTGTAGCTTTATAATTTTAGTTCTATTGCTTTTATAGTTATTAATACGATCATTTAATTTATAATTGGTTGATATTGCTAATATGAGAGTATTAAGACCATTTAAGGTAATATTTATAATTTTCATTTTGCTTACATCGATTTCAGAAGAATTCATTATAGTTAAAATAGAAGACCCGAGAATAGTCGGGAGCATAATGCAATTATTGATGAAATTATAATAATTATATGATAAATCGCATAATATATTGGTAATATATGTTTTATCTAATATTAATTTTAGATTATCCATATTACAATACAAAAATAATTTTTTTTAGATGGCTGTTTGGCTGTGTTGCCACTCGCGCGGGCGGTTGCCTGCTCTTTAAGGGATTGAATACCTATTTAAGGGATTGAAACAAAAAAAAGGAAATTATGGTAATATATTTTTGATATGAGATTTACTTTTATTATGATGCCATAAAGAATATTTAGCTAATTCTATATTACATATATCACATCTAACCAATTCTTTACGTTTAATATTTAATCTTTCTTTATTTTCTTGATGCCATTTTGCTTTATATTCTTTTCGCATTACATTATCTTTTTTAACTTTTTCATTGTACTCATCTGGATTATTATTTTTATAATCCTGAAACCATTTAGCTTTGTATTCTTTTGGATTATCGCTATAATTTATATCAATTTTAGATGGTAAATGTCCGTTTAATGTTGATTTATGAAAATCAATCAATTCGCGTTCTCTAATATATACATCTTTTAAATTATCGTATTCACCATATTCTAATAATCCAATATATACATTTTCCCAACCGCCATTTTCATTTATAGTTTTATAAAGGGGAAAATTAATTTTTGATATATCTGTTAAATTCTTTTTATGTTGATATTTTCGTTTAGTAAAATTAGTTGTATAACCGATATATGTATATTCAGGATTTTTCATTAAGTTTATTTTATAGAATTCGTATTTCATTTATTATTAACTATTGACAATTCTTTAAGTCATTTTTTTAGATTTTTTGAGATTTAATAAAAATAATAAAATGTCCTCTGATAAGGTTTTTTAATTTAAGGGATTGAAACAATACCAGTTTCTACATCAATAGTGAGACCATTTGATTTAAAGGTAAAAACGAGGACATCAATAGGCACGTTATTGTTATTAGTGAATGAAATATTGAGATTACGAGCGGTTAATTTATCGGTAATATTTGAACGTTCAACATTAACCCAATAGAAACGGTTATAATTCCACCAGGCAGCATCAAATAGACCAGTTGAAACACCAAAATCAGCACTAGTTAATTGTTCAGCATACATTAACTGCTCAATGAAACTTTCATAATTATAATTAAGAACTGATTGGAGAACATTCTGACCTCCAACAGTAACCTGAAGATTTGTAAGTGAAAGAGGATGACCATCAGCAGGGACAGTATCAAAAGGCGATTTAGTGGCAAAATCACCAAAAGAGAATGACGCCTGAGAAGACACATAAGGGACGATTAAAATTCCAGTTGGATGAACTATTCCAGATGATATAAGTTGGTTGAAATTTCCACCAGCAGTAATATTATTATATTGATTGGTTAAAACTGTTCGATAAATGCATTTTTTACCGCGATTACTCATAACATATTCTTCAGCGAGAGCTGGTTGAATAGTAATTTGAGAATAATAAATGCGACAAGCGGGGAGAGGATGACTAGCTGCTGAATTGGCAAGATTGATACCATTAAAAGAAGTTGCAGGAGGTTTAACAAGATATAAACCAGCAGTAATATTAGCAGTTG